TGACGGAGAAGAAAGCGGTTTAAAGCTTCCTTATGTCGTTACTATATTGGCAGATACAGGAGATGTTTTAGCTATTCGTCGCAATTATGACGAAATGGACATGATGAAGCGTAAGAAGCCTTATTTCGTTCACTACAAGTTTCTTCCCGGCCTTGGGTTTTATGGCTTGGGATTGACTCATATGATTGGTGGTCTTGCGCAGGCTTCTACGTCGATTCTACGACAGCTTATCGACGCTGGCACACTGTCCAACCTACCCGCTGGATTTAAGGCTCGCGGAGCGCGTATCCGCGATGAGGAAAACCCAATCCAACCGGGTGAATTCCGAGACATAGACGTTGCTGGAAGTGACATACGAACCTCTCTAATGCCTTTGCCGTTCAAAGAGCCATCTGGCACGCTTTACAACCTTTTAGGCACTCTTGTGGACGCAGGACGCCGCTTTGCTTCTATGGCTGACATGAAGATAGGCGAGATGGGCGGTGAGACTCCTGTAGGCACTACAATGGCTATTATGGAGCGTGGGACTAAGGTTATGTCCGCGATTCACAAGCGGATGCACTATTCTCAAAAACTTGAGTTCAAACTCCTTGCGAAGGTTTTTTCTGAAACAATTCAGTCTTACCCTTACATGCCTTCTACCGAGTTTGGCCCAGAGGTTTTTGCGACTGACTTTGATGGTCGAGTTGATGTGCTTCCGGTCAGTGACCCAAACATCTTCTCTATGGCACAACGTATTGCTTTGGCTCAAACGCAATTGCAGTTGGTTCAGTCTAATCCGCAGATACATGGTGGGCCACAAGGTTTGTACCAAGCGTACAGGAATATGTACGAGGCTCTTGGCGTTAATAACATTGACGGAATATTGCCCCCACCACCACAGCCTCAACCAGCCAATGCTGCAAAAGAGAACCAAATGGCAATGAACGGCGCTCCGCCGCAGGCTTTCCCTGATCAAGATCACAAGGCTCACATGGAAGCTCACTTGTCCATTATGTCTACACCTACTGTGCAGATGAACCCGCAGGTTATGGGCATTCTGCAAGGCCATATTCAAGAGCACATTGGTCTTCTGGCTGAACAGCAGGCGTCTCAGATGATTATGGAGCAGGCTGGCCCTGAAGTTCAACAAAATCCAGAAGCTATGGAGATGCTGAAGCCAGCCATAGATCGTCAAGCAGCTATGCTGATTGCTGAACTTACTGAGCAATATGCACAGACAGTAGAGCCTGTTTCTGAAGGTAAAGATCCTCTTGTTGATATTAGGAATCAAGAACTTCAATTGAAGGCTGCTGATTTGCAACGCAAGTCTGATGAGTTTCAAGCGAAGCAGCAACTTGACAGAGAGCAGGACGCCGCAGATATGCAATTGGCTCAAGAGCGCCTGAACTTGCAGCAAAATGCACTAGAAGACAAAACTCGTGTAGCAGAAGAGCGTGTGCAAACTCAGCGTGATATTGCTGCACTCAACAATGACACAAAACAAAGGGGTATAAATAATGTCCAGTAGCGTTCGTGAGAAAATGATTCAAGTTGATCATGAAAAGCGACATGGCAAGAAACTTGCTGAGTTGAAGCCTATGTTCCTGCAAGCTTTAGAAGAGACAAGGGCACGAGATGAAAACGGACATTTTATCGCTGACGACCCAAGCACGCCAGAAAACGAAGCTTGGGTTAAAAAGCCAATCAAAAAAACTTCTGCTAAAAAGAAAACCTCAAAGAAGAATGTTAAGTAAGTTTAGCTCTATTGCTAGGCCCCAGAGATTTACTGGTGTTTTTTAGAATATTGGGATATGTACTTGTGTTTCCCGCTAGATCGTATAAACTTCTAGCGGGAGACACACATGGACTCAATACATTTAGCTGACTATCTGTTCAAAAAGTTGCGTCAAAAGCGAGAGGACTTAGAGGTAGCTCTAGGCACTGGCAATGTGACCAATTTTGAAGAGTACAGGTACATAGTCGGGCAAGTAAAAGGTCTCACGTTCATGGAAGATGAGATCAGAACCTCAATGAAAAACATAGAGTATTCAGATGAATAAAAAACTTTACGTTCCTGAGCACGTTGCCAGAAAAATAAAACAGCCAGATGGTATGGAAAATATTCCAAAACCCTTAGAAACTGCGTTTGGCAAGCCTAAAGAAGAAGAGAACAAGAACGAAAACGACCCATCAAAACTGGGTATTTCTGTTCTGGAAAGGCTACCACAGCCCACTGGTTACAGAATGTTAATTATCCCGTTCTATCCGGGGGAAAAGACTAAGGGTGGAGTTTATGTTCCTGACGCTGTTCGAGACAGGGAATCTTTTGCAACTGTCGCGGCATATGTTGTTAAGCTTGGTCCAGACGCATACAAAGACTCCCAGAAATTCCCAACAGGGAACTGGTGTAATGAGAAAGATTGGGTTCTTATAGGACGATACGCTGGAAATCGCTTTAAAGTGGAAGGTCTTGAGGTACGTGTGATAAATGACGACAATATTATAGCAACAATCCTTGACCCTAAAGACATTTCTTATGTATAAAGCAGATAGAAGGAACGAATTTTATGAAATCTGAAGATCAAGACGACTTTGAAAACGAGACATCTGTTGAAATAGATGACGACAGCAGTTACGTCGAATCAAAAGAAAATGATTCCGATGAAGACTCAAGCCGAACAAATGTTCGTGAAAATTACGACGAAGATTCAGAACTTGGTAGCTACAGCAAAAAAGTTGACAAGCGCATTAAAAAATTAACCGCAGCTAGGCGTCATGCCGAAGAAGAAGCTGCGGCGGCTGTACAATACATTCAAAAGGTACAGGCTCAAAACGAACAGTATAAGACTCGTTTATCCAGCTTAGACAAAGGTTACATGAGCGAGTATGAGGGTAGGATTACCACTCAAGAAGCTCAAGCCAAACGGGCTATGACTGAAGCTTATGAAGCTGGGGAATACGATAAGGTTGCTGACGCTCAAACTGCGATTTCACAAATTGCTATTGAGAAAGAGCGTCTGCGTATGCAGAAACAGCGTTCGGCTCAAGAACAACAGCAAGAGAAAAATTCTCAACAACAGCAGCAGCAGCGGCAAGTTCAAACTCAGCAGCAGCAAGCGCCGCCACGAGACGAAAAACTAGAGTCTTGGATGGGTAAGAACTCTTGGTTTGGCCCTAATGGTAACAGCGTTATGACTGGAGCGGCTAGGGCTATCCACAATACTTTGGTTGCTGAAGAGGGTTTTGATCCTACCAGTAATGATTATTATTTGGAAATTGACAAACGAATGCGTCAAGAAATGCCAAACAAGTTTCAGGGTGACAGGAAGAACGTCCAATCTGTTACACCTGCGGGGAGTGGTACTCGCTCCCTCAAGTCTGGGCGGAAGAAGCAAGTAGAACTTAATGCAGGTCAAGTCGCTTTAGCACAGAAGTTAAATATACCTCTGGAAAAATATGCCGCTGAAGTTGCCAAAATTGCAAATCGGAGTAAATAATATGTCTGATCGTATGTCACGCGAGTCAAAATCGCGGGAGCGCGAAGAGCGCAAAGTATGGCGTCCCGGTTCAGCATTAGATGCTCCCGAGGCTCCACTTGGATACAAACATCGTTGGATTCGTGAATCCGTGATGGAATTTGATGATAAAACAAACGTCCATAAGCGGCGGCAAGAGGGATATGAACTTGTTCGTGCAGAAGAATATCCAGAATATTTTGGACCAGTAGTAGATGAGGGGCGCAACGCAGGCATTATTGGTGTTGGCGGCTTGGTACTAGCGCGTATCCCCAACGAAATGGTTGACCAAAGAAATCAGCATTATCAAGGCGTTACCACTAATCAAATGGAAGCCGTTGACCGTGACTGGATGCGCGAAAATAACCCAGCGATGCCTAAGCTAAAAGCGCAACGCAAATCATCTGTAAGTTTTGGCTCACAGAATAAATCTTAACTTGAAGGATAAGTAAAATGGCGAATCAAGACGCCCCTTTCGGCCTTCGCCCTGTCCGCACGAGCACTAGCTCGCAGCGGCAAAATCGGTATCGTATTGCCTCCGGGTACAACACAGGTATTTTTCAAGGTGACTTAGTTATAGTTGCTACTACTGGAACAATTACTCGTGCTCCCGCTGGTGCTACCAATCTGATTTTGGGTGTATTTAACGGCTGTCAATATGTAGATCCAAATGGTAATATCATTTACTCAAATTTCTGGCCTGCTAACGCAACTGGTACTGACATCTTCTGTCAAGTAATTGATGATCCATCAGCAGTTTTCTCAATCCAAGCTAACGCTGCATTTCCTGTAACAGATTTGTTTGGCAATTTTGATATTGTCGATGCAACAGCAGGAAGCACTGTAAGCGGAAATTCTCGTAGTGAGATCTCTGTTGTATCAGGCGCAACTACTGCGGGTCTACCACTGAAAGCCATCGACATTTCTCAGGATCCTGAGAATAGCGATGTCACCACCGCGAACACTAACGTGATCGTAAAAATCAATAATCACCTGTTCAGTGCTGGCACTGCGGGTCTGGCGTAAAGGAGACTAAGTTATGGCTATTTCACGTTCACAACTGGTCAAAGAGCTA